AGGTGTTATTGACGAAATAGGTGGCTTGTTATCAAAATTAGCAAGAAGGTCAACGTATAGTGAGAATCTTGCTGATTCAAGAGCTGTTATTTCTGATATAGATAGTTATGATTTAATAGACAAAGCTACTATACTACTTACTCCTACTGCAACAAGTGATGCGTTAGTACACTCTGTAAAGACTTATACAGGTGATGATTTTTTAACTTCTACTTGGACAGGTGCCACAGGAGGTTGGAGTGTTATTACCAATGGTGTTTCTTGTAGTGGTACAAACGGAACTATAAGGCAGAATATAGAGATGACTGACTATCTTGGTCATAGATTTAGATTAACCTATACTTTATCTAACGTAACTGATAGCACGACACTTAATGCTAAATTTGGTGGTGGTAGTAATGTAGCTCTAACATCAACAAATGGCACTCATACTGTATATTTAACAAACGATGCTACTGTTGATAATTTTCAATTTACATCAGGTGGTGATTGGGCAGGTGATATAACCAACATATCATTAGTAGATGTATCATCAGACTTTGACTTCGATAGAGCAAGTAGTGCTACAAGAATAAACTCTAGTGGTTTAGTACAAGATATGCAGAGTATTACTGACCCTGAATTAGTACTTAATGGTGACTTTGAGGAGTTGGGTGATGAACTTGTAACTAATGGTACATTTGATACAGATAGCGATTGGGCAAAAGGAGTAGGTGTTACTATATCAGATGGCAAAGCTCAATGTTTAAACACTACAACTTATAGTTTTTCATTAGAACAAAATTCAGGATTAACTGTTGGTGGAACTTATTTAGTGAGCTATGAAATTTCAAACTATTCATCAGGCGATATAAGAGTAAGATTAGGTTCTAATTTGGGAACTACAAGAAACGCTGATGGTTTTTATCAAGAATATATAGTAGCTCAAAGTTCTTTGGTTATATTTCAGACCGTTGGAACATCTTTTAGTGGCTCAATAGACAACGTATCAGTACAACAAGTAGACCCTAATAATAGGTGGAATTTAGGTACAGGTTGGAGTATAGAAGATGGTGTTGCTAGTTGTGATGGTACGCAAACATCTACTTCTAGTTTAACTCAATCAAATACATTTGATACACCACCACAAACTTTATCAAATACGTATAAAATTACTTTTGATTTAGTTGTTACAAATGGTTCTCTTACTGTATCTTCAGGTAGTCTTTCTCAGTCTTATACTTCGAGTGGTTCATATACTTTAATTGGTATACCTGCTACAGGTTCAGGAAATTTAAATTTTACAGCAGCTTCAAACTTTATAGGTACAGTAGACAACGTATCAGTAAAAGACATTACATTTAGTACAGATGTAGATTTAGCTAGAATAAACTATGATAGTAATGGAGATAATGGTCATATATTGTTAGAGCCTACTTCTACTAATCTTGTTACTTATAGTGAGGATTTTTCACAATCGTTTTGGAATAATACAAATGGCGAAGTAATATCTAATAATTTAGTTTCTGCTCCTGATGGCTCTATTTCTGCTCAAAAATGGAAAAGAATAGCGGGAACATATAATATGCTTAGACCTACTGTAAACATTACAGGCACTGATAAAACTTTGTCAGTTTTTGTTAAAAACATAAGTGCAGATAATTTTTATTTGAGAGGTAGTTCTAGTTTTTACTTTTATAATTTTAGTTCACAAACAGTTAGTAATAGTAATTTGAAAGCAGAACAATATCCAAATGATTGGATTAGATTGTCTACTAGCGACACGAATGACAATTTCAAACAATTTGGTATAGGAGAAAGCGAAACAGATAGTACAGAACTGAACAATGAAGTATATATATGGGGCGCACAACTAGAAGCCTTACCCTACGCTACATCATACATACCAACACTAACAGGTAGTACAGTTACAAGAGCAATAGAAACACTAAATGGTAGTGGTAATACTAATTTAATAGAGTCTAGACAGGGTACTTTTTATGTCGATATAGCTGCCATAGCCCCTTCTACGTTAGCTCAAATATCTATAAGTTTAAGTGGTGGAAGTTCTAACGATAGAGTTCTTATATATTCAGGCTCAGGAGGTGGAGAGTGGAAGGCACAATTTAGAAAAGATAATTCTTCATACGTTGTAATATCTAAAAGTGCTACAATATCAAATCAAGCTAAAATAGCTGCTGCTTGGGCATCAGGTAGGTATGTTATGTTTATAGATGGAGTAAAAGCAACTGCTTATGGAACAGGCTCTGAAACAGAATCTACTACGTTTGATGGAGGCGATTTACAAAACGTACAGTTTTCTCCTGCTAAAGGTGTTTCAAGTAATCATTTCTACGGAAAAGTCAAAGCACTAGCAGTATTTAATGAGGCTTTAAGTGATACAGAATTACAAAATTTAACAAGCTAATGAATAAGATAGGTAAATACGAGTTTGATGATAGTGTACAAGCAGATAGCAAAATAAACGCTTTAGGTACAAGAACAACTGAATTAGGTGATGTAGTACCATCGCACAATCATTGTGTAGTTAGACTTGGCTATATTGTTTTAGAGCAAGGTGAGTATAACGAAAGTGGTGAGCAAACAAAAGCACCTGTACTATCTGACAAATACCACGTAGATGTATTGTGGAAAGGCTTAGAGCCTGTTGATGCAGAAGCAGAGGTTTTGTCTTATGTAGAGCCTGATGGTTGGGAAGCAAATAGAATAGAGTTAGATAATAACGGGGTACACTCATTTATGGGATTAGATTACCAAGAATACAAATTCTAATGGCACGAACATCAGCAGCACAAGAAATAGCACTTATGAAACAAAGAATGGACTCTATGGAGGATAAATTAGATAAGATGGATGATAAGTTAGATATGCTAACTAAGAATCTTCTTGACCCTGATAAAGGTGTAGTTTCTCGTGTAAACAAAAATACCTCAGCTAGAGTTACTATGCAGAAAGCATTATGGGGATTATGGACTATTGTAATCGGCTCATTGGTAGCATTTTTCTTTACTAAGAATGGCTAAGGGTATATCATTTACATTTAGAGCATCTCCTAAAGTAAAAAGAAAGGGAATACACGCTAAGACAAAAAGCAGAACAAAAGGCGGTAAACAATATAAAAAGAAATACAATGGGCAAGGAAGATAAAGAATACTGTAAATGTTTTAAATGGGAATCTTGTAAATGCTGTGAAACTGCTGAAACTGCTGAAACTGCTGAAACTGCTGAAACTGCTGAACATACAGGTTTTGATGCTTGGGTAGAAGATATGGAAGAACAAGAACAACCTACCTGCGACATAGAGAATCAAGAAGATTGCGAGAATTGTGGTAGCTGATGAAACTGCTGTGCTTACGATATAACCTTGCCTTAGATAGTACTAACGGTATGTTATTCTATGAGGGCTTTGCAGGATATGACTTTCTTTGCTATACACTAGAAGATGAGTATAGGAGAGATAAGGTCAAAGGCGAAACAATGATACCTTATGGAGTGTACGAAATAAAGTATAGAAAAGAGGGTGGCTTTCATAACAGATATTCTGAGAGGTTTGGAGATTTACATCGTGGTATGTTGCATATCACTAATGTTCCTAACTTTGAGCATATTCTCATACATTGCGGTAATACTGATGAACATACTAGTGGGTGTTTACTCGTTGGCGATTCGCAAGAAAACAACAACTTAGTTTCTGATGGATTTATAGGTAAATCTACACAGGCATACAAAAGACTTTACAAAATGGTTGCTGATGAACTTGATTTAGGTCATAGAGTAATTATTGAATATAAACACATTAATGATTTAATGGAAGTTTAACCCTTGCCAAAGGGTTCACAAAGGGTAGTTTATACCCTATATAATAAAGCTAAAGCTATAAATAAAGATAAAGATAAAGATATGAGTATATTGAGAAAAATATTTAGTAGTGGAGCAAAGGACTTAGTAGATAGTGTTGGAAATGCTATTGATAAGATACATACCTCAGCAGAAGAAAAAGAACTTGTAAAGAACGAGATAAACAAAGCTATCTATGAGTTTGAAAAGAATATGCAGGTAGAGGTAACTAAGCGTTGGGAAGCTGATATGAATGGTAATTGGCTGTCTAAATCCATACGACCATTGTCACTAGCTTTCCTGTTGTTTGTGCTTACCATATTTACACTAATTGACTTTGGATATGTAGATATGGACATCAAAGATTCTTGGATTGACCTATGGCAACTATTAGCCATCACTGCCTTTGGTGCATACTTTGGAGGAAGGTCTTACGAAAAAATTAGGAAATAACTTTTAACTTACTTCTTTTTTACTATATTTGCACATACGTCTGTATGATGTGATTAAGTTTTGTTTTAGTTTTCAAGTGGGGTGCTTCTCGGCACTCCATTTGTTTTTTTGTATATTTTTTACTATAATTGCAAAAACATACATATATGAAACAATACAGACCTAGACTAACCGAATCAGAGTACGACATCATACAAAAGATGAGAGAAAAAGAAACTCGTAACGTACTTATCGTAGGAGATTTACACGCTCCATTTATCAAAGGACAATGTAACGATGGTGGCTCATACCTAGAGCATTGCTTAGAAGTCTATGAAAAGAATAACTGCAACGATGTAATCTTCATCGGAGATTTAATTGACTCACATTTTTCTTCATTCCACGAAACACACCCTGATGGATTTGGTGCAGGAGAAGAACTAGATAGAGCTATCAGTCAGTTACAACCTTGGCACGAAGCATTCCCTAATGCAAGGGTATGTATTGGCAACCACGATGCTATAATATCTCGTAAGGCGGTAGCTATGGGAATATCACAAAGATGGCTTAAAGACCTTTCAGAAGCCTTACAAGTGCCTACTTGGACATTTGATGATAGCTTTGAGCAAGATGGTGTTATCTATACTCACGGAACAGGTAGTAGTGGAGCAAGAGGTGCGCACAACAGAATGGTAAATTGGGGTAAATCAGTAGTGCAGGGTCATATCCATACGGAATGTTCTGTATCTTGGCATTGCACTAAGACTGCTAGACACTTTGCTATGCAGGTAGGTTGTGGTGTAACTAACACAAATCAGTATGCACTCGCATATGCTAAGAACTTTACTAAGCGTTCTATAATTGCTTGTGGTGTTGTTTTAGACAACGGAACACTACCAATTACTTACCCAATGCACTTGGGAGAAGAATAATCTGCACTCTAGTACAGCATAATTTTTTTACATTTTTTTCTATTTTTGTTTGGTAGTTAGAAAATATTTCGTACCTTTGCCGAAGTATTAATCAAACAAAACTATTATGTCAGAAATTAAAGTTCAAAAAGTTAAACTAGGAGATGTAAGCTTTATGATAGACACGCAAATAAAAGAAATTTGTAGTCTTATAAAAGACTCCTACCTACAAGAAGCAGATATGCTTTCAGAAGATAATAACCTAGACGCAGAGTTCTGTCGTGGAAAAGCGTTTGCATACGACTATGCAATCAAATCATTATCAATATTACAATCACAAATGAATAACCTTTTAAAATAATTATTATGTCAGAAATTAAAACAGAAACTAAGAAAGAAAGTTTACGCAGACTATTCACAGAGAATGGTCTAGTACAGGAAGATGTGTATAAAGATAAACGAGGGTTTGTTATTATCACACGAACAGGAATTGACAAGATTATCAGCAACAGAGGAATTAAGATTGCTTATGAGCCAATCATTATGGAACGAGAGTGGGTTGTGCTTAGATGTGTTGCAGAGATGTCAGAGAATCAACGCAGAGTAGAATCTTTTGGCGAATGTTCTAAAGAAAACACTATGGGTCTTGCAGGTAAGTTTCCTGTGGCTATGGCAGAGAAACGTGCTAAGTCAAGAGCAGTACTAATGCTTACAGGATTCTATGAGCAAGGAGTTTATGGTCAAGATGAAATGGCTGACTAATGGATTGGATAGATGAAATACTTGCTAGTGAACCTATCAGTAACACGCAGATAGCAGTTATTGAGGGTTTGCTAACAAGCGTTCCCTATGAACAAGACGAGATTAGAGATATAGAAAACGGTCTTTTACACCTAACCTATGAAGAGGCGTACGAGTTAATCGGTAAGCTAAAGGAAGATTACATACCAAAAGACCCTAGAGAACAATTTAATAAAATCACAAATAGATGGCAATAAAAAAACACGCAATGACTAAAGAGGGTGCAATACTCTCAATCACAAGAAATCAGATAGGCAAACTTTCTGACGGCAAGAAGCCGATAGGAATATTAAAATCTTTCATAGATATGTATATGAAAGAGCCTAATGACAGAATAAAAGAAACCTACAAGGTAGAGTTTGGAATAGAATTAGAAATCGTAGAATATAAATAATTATGACAAAGATAGCGAATAATGAATTTCACAAATTAGTGAGAGTAACAGGAATGACTAAGCGTAGGTTTAGCGAAGTAACAGGCTTGAAGGGAACAAGTATAGATAAGTATCTGCAAGACCCTACAATGCTGAGGCTCAAGCACTTACAACTACTAGCTGATGCTGAAGAGTTTAAGAGTCAAGAACTTGGAGATGTTGAACTATTAAATATGATAAATCAAGATGACAAGTTATAGAGAAGAGATTTTAAAGAAAGCTGTTTGCAAATATTATAATGTAACAGAAAAAGAATTGCACTCCAACACTAGGAGAGCAGAAGTTGTTGGAGCTAGAAGAATGTTCTACTATATGGCTAGAAAACATTTCGACCAAACTTACAAGTCAATAGGCAGGAAGTTTAATCAAGACCACGCAACAGTAATATTTCACGAAAAGAAATTAGCAGACTTTTTAACTTTTGATAAAAACGAAATAAGAAGGTATATTAAAGTTAGAGATATGGTCTTTGATGAAGTAACATTTATCAATATAAAAGACGAGATGGACACTTTATTAAGAGATAAACTTCTTATAGATGATAGATTATCAGAAATTAAAAATGAGTTAACAGCAATTAGTAATCAAAACAATTTTAACTATTATGGAAATTAAAGGAACTTTAGAAGCTAAGTTTGATACAAAGGTATTTTCTAGCGGATTTAAAAAGAAAGAGTTTGTAGTAAATACAGGCGGTGATTATCCTCAGTCTATTAAGATGGAGGCAGTAAAAGACAACATAGAAAAGATGGATAGTATTCCTGTTGGGTCTGAACTCACCTGTAAGATAGACATCAGGGGTCGTCTGTATGAAGGCAACTACTACAACAACATATTAGCTTGGTCAATCAATGTCGGTGGTGCAAAGACAGAGAAACCTGCTGAAACTGTAAATGAGTCAGACTTACCCTTTTAAGGTAAGAATGTTAATTAAAGCATTTGATTGTGAGATCGAATACTAAAAGAAAGTATGTGTCGAGGGTAGATAAGCTATTAGAAGCCAATGCTACCCTCAACGCATCTCTCGGCATAGATAGCACCAAAACCGAGATTGAATCCATTAGAAAGGAGATAAGAGCCAATATACGCAGGATTAAGGACTTATGTCCATACACACATTCTATTATTGATATAGATGATAATCATAAAACAAAAAACTAAATGATTGTAACAAACAAAATAACAGGCAGAGATGTATCAAAAGAATATCTCGGACTTATGAAAGGATTAATAACTCGAGATGAGTTTGAGTTAATTACAATGACAATTAAATAAAAAACTAAAACATTATGGCAAAAAGAATGACAGACACAGACAAATGGAAGAAAAGATTTGTTAGAGAATTATCACCACAACACAAGCTACTTTGGTTTTACATATTAGATGACTGCAATCACGCAGGTATATGGGAGGTGGATTTAGAAGTAGCTTCAATCCGTGTAGGCTTTGACCTATCACATAACCACCTCCCATCATCATTTGGCGAAAAAGTAATATCTTTTGACAATGGCGATAAATGGTTTATTCCTGAATTTATTGACTTTCAATATGGCGAATTGAATCCAAATAGCAATGTGCATAAATCAGTAATTGCACTTCTTGATAAATATAATCTTGAAGGGTATCTGAAGGGTTCACAAGGGGTACAAAGTACCCTTAATAATAAAGATAAGGATAAAGATATAGTTAAAGTTAAAGCTAAGGTTAATAGGTTTGTAAAGCCAACAATCGAAGAAGTAGCTGACTATTGCAATGAAAGAAACAATGATGTAGATGCTGAGAAGTTTTACGACTACTATTCTTCTAACGGTTGGAAAGTAGGTAAGAATGCAATGAAGGATTGGAAGGCATCTGTTAGAACTTGGGAAAAGAATACTACTCAAGAGCAGAAGGCATCACAACCAAAACAAGTATTAACATCTTGGCAACAGGCAAGACAACAGATTAACAATGGATAACAAAAACAGAAGAACAGCAAGTGAGTACACTAAGAAGTACATTAAAGATATGCGAAACAACGCTACGCTAAAGCATAGAAAAATCAATGAGTACAATATGTACTATATGATTACAGGTTTTGTCTGTTACGACAAAGCAGATATGAGAAGAATGGCTAGTAGAAACAATATGATAATATGATAGATAAAACAAAACAGGTTTGGTATAGATTTGCCAATGAGAGAGAGCAGCTAAATTTAGACTGCGTAGATATATTAAGTAAGTGCTATTTAATGCTAGGGCAGAAGCCTGATGCCGAACAGATAGTTATGATGTCGAAACTGCTAGTTAATGACCTGTCTAGGTTCTATGGCAGTATGGAGATGGAAGAGGTTATGTTTGCTTTTGAGCAAGGCATAAGACATTCTGATAGTGGTGGCTTTGTTAATGTTCGTAATTGGAATATATGGCTAAAGGAACACAAAACTAAAGCTAATCTTAAAAGACAACAACAACAGCTTACTGATTATGAGAAGGATAGGGTAAATCAAAACCTTATAGGAGAAACAATAAACAAAGCAAAAAGATTAAAATAATTTTGGTATTCCAAAAAAAAGTTGTATCTTTGCAGAGTATTAATCAAACAAAAACAAAACTATATGAATTACAAACAACTACTTATCGACACCTTATCGGTGCAATCTTACTCAGGGCAAGAAGATTTAATGATTGCCTACATACAACAATTCGTCAAGGACAATGTACCTCAAGCTACCATCGAGGTCAAGGACAACAATGTCTATGTTACCAAAGGTACTGCTGACTACTATCCTTGCATTGTATCTCACACAGATACAGTACATAACATATACGCAGACTTCGGTGTGTACGAGAGAGATGGCGTTCTGTTTGCTTTTAGCAATGACACAGAAACACAAGTAGGTATAGGTGGTGATGACAAGGTAGGTGTATGGATTGGCTTACAGATGCTATTGGACAAAGACGTTGTCAAGTGTGCTTTCTTTCACAGCGAGGAGATAGGTTGTGTAGGTAGTTCTGCTGCCGATATGGATTTCTTCAAAGATGTAGGCTACTGCTTTCAATCAGACAGACGTGGTAACAAAGACTTTGTAAACAACATATACAATGTTCAGTTGTTTAGCGAGGAGTTCTCGCAGAAGATTTCATCTACACTTCACAAGCACGGCTATGCAGAAACATCAGGTGCATTGACAGATGTATATCAACTCAAGATCAATGGCTTAGATGTATGTGTAGCTAATATGTCTAGCGGCTATTATGCTCCACACACAGACAAAGAGGTTGTAGATGTTGCAGATGCTGCCAACTGCTGTGATATGATTTCATCACTTATAGATTTGCTAGGGTGTAATCTATATGTTCAGAAATCACAAACACCATCTTGGGACGAGTGGTCTGATTGGAAACCTAGAAAGAAAAATAAGTCTAAGTTTACAGAAAGGATTACATATACAGAATCCTATGATAGTATGGGATATGCCTATGTCAATGGCAATCTAGTTGGCGACAAGCCTTATTCATACGATGATTATTCTTATGAAGATGATAATCTACTATCTCACGTTGGCAACTGTAATTGGTGCAACAGCAAGGTCTATACATCAGACTGTATAGAAAACTCAGAGAGATATTGCATTGGCTGTGATATGATAGTAGACGATAGTCAAATATCAAAACTATAACATTATGCAGACGACAATAATAATTCTCTTGCTTATTTCTATTTTATATCTTATATTCGCACTCAATGATTTGCGAAACGACATTAGTGATATTCAGTTTAGAATGGATATTATTAAAAAGACTTGCGCAGATTACGAGAAAAGAATTAAACAAATAGAAGATGGCAAACAATCCCAAGCTAACAGAAGAGCGAGTACAGATAGCTATCGTAGAATATGTCAAGATGCAATATCCAAATGCGCTTCTTACTGCAACAATGGGTGGTCAGTTTCAAAGACACTACTCACAAAGACTCAAAGCAAAGCGTACAGGATATTTGAGAGGAGTATCAGACCTACTTATATTCGAGCCAAACGAGAAGTACAACGGTTTGTTTATAGAGCTAAAAAAAGACAAGAAGTCTTATCCATCAAAGGAGCAGAAGTTATTCATTCAGAACGCTTTAGATAGAGGCTACTACGCTGTCTGCTGTAAGGGGTTTGACCATTGCAAAGAAACCATAGACAAATATTTTAATAATGAAATCTAAATACTACTACGAATACACAAGGAATATGAATGTTAAAGAAGCTACTGCTGAGGAGTTAAAGAGAGTGAACGACAAGTTGTTTAAGGAAACGACAGAAGAAAGAAACATACCTGACTACTACATTGGCTCTGTGTATGGATATGAAGCCCGTAAGGTTGTTGAGGATTGGAACTTATCATACAACATAGGAACTGCTGTTACATATTTATTGAGAGCAGGTAAGAAGGTAGAGCAAGGTATGGATAACAAAGCAAAGCATATAGAGGATATTAAAAAGACTATTAACCATCTCAAGTTTGAGATAGAAAGATTGGAGAATAATGGCTAGCAGCAATATAAGTATGTTGAGTAAAACAGGCAATAATATTCATTCTGATGAATGTTACACGCCTAAAGATGCTTTGATACCTTTATTACAATACTTAGATAAGAAATTAACTTATTACGATTGCACAAGTAATATAAGTTCTAACATTGTTGATTTTTTAATTAGCAACGGATTTAATTGTGTTTCTAGTAAAGGTAAAGACTTTTTAGTAGATGATATTCCAAGTGGAGTTGATGTTGTTTTAACTAATCCACCATACTCTAAAAAAGATAAATTTATTCAAAGATGCTATGACATAAACAAACCTTTTGCTTTGTTGCTTCCTGTGTCATCAATACAAGGACAAAAGAGGGGTAAGTTGTTTGATATGTATGGAGTAGAATTATTGGTATTAAACAAAAGAATTGACTTTACAGGTAAAGGCTCTCCACATTTCGGAGTGGCTTGGTTTTGTAAACAAATATTGCCAAACAAAATAATATTTAAGTAATAAAAAAGATATGAGCGTTAATATATACGACAGGAAAGACCGTAGAGGTGGGGGCTATGCCAAGCGCAAGTTTACCTTAGAGGAGGCGGAGTCTATACGGGGGGAGTATAGGGAGGGGGGTATAAGTCAGACCAAACTCGCTAAGAAGTATGGTGTATCTCAGCCCATCATCAATATGATTATCAAATGCAAAACATATAATAGTTAAATAAATTTGCATAACTAAAAAAAAGTTTGTATATTTGTTTCATATTGTTAATCAAACTAAAACTAAAACTAAAACTAAAAACATTATGAAAGATAACAGAAGCATCAAAGACTCTTACTACATAGAGCAAGACAACTACACACTAGAAGTGTTCTACCACTACTACTCAGAGAGAGATACTAACTACGAAGAGTTAGAAATAGAAAAGGTTATACTCAATGGAGATACAGATGTAACAGGCCTGTATTGGGATTACATTGATTTAGAAGATGAGATTATGAATTCATTAGACTTGTAATTATGTTTTTGTTTAGAGGGTCGGTGAAACTGCTTTGCCGCCCTCTTTTTTTTACAGCCACTGAAACTGCCACCGCCATGAAACTGCCCTGAAACTGCCATCGACCTGCCTTTTTTTTAGCCCCGCCCATTTTTGAGTTTTCAACATTTTCATTGTTAATAACTTTTTATTGTATTTTTCTTGCATATTAAAAAGTTTTGATTCTGTAAATTTTTTGTTGTATGTATTAAATTTTTTGTATCTTTGAGGCATATTAATAAACAAAAAAAATTATGACAAATTACGTTTTCAATCTCAATCACTTAGAGCTACTTGATAAAGTGGCGGACGCTCAAGGCGTTAATTATTTAAAAAACTTAATGTATAACAATAATTCCGATGGTATATATTGCTATTGGTTGTCTGATGATGATAGCCACTTAGAAAGCAGACGACTATCTAAAGAACTAGAAAAAAAGTTAATCGAATCCTTAACCCCTTTAAACTTTTAATACTATGAGATATTCAGTAAATCAATTACTCAAAATAGCTATTAAAGATATTGAATCTTTAGGATATAAAAAAAAGCAATACAGCGAAAATACGCCCATTAAGTTAGGATTTAGTCAATCGGATTTTACAAAGGTTAGCTATATAACCGAAAAAAGACAAAATGACTTAATTTTTAATCATGTTATTGACACAAAAGTATTTACAAAAGAAAATAGAAAAAAGTATTTCTATCATACTACTATTGAAAAATTGATAAATAAATATTTCAAGGATGTTGTTTCGGATTGTTACAAAAGCCAAGAGATTATCCAGCAATTAAAAAAGCATTTATTTGATTTAAAAAAATTGGATTTGAAAATTTACGAGGGTAGCGAGATAGCCACTATTTATTCAAGTGATGCCAACGCTATTAGTTCTATGAGTTGTATGCAAGGCAAACCTCAAAGCTATTTCGAAATTTTTTCAGATTTACCCGTTAAGATGTACGCTATTATTGAGGGCGGGATTTTATATGCTCGTTGTCTAGTTTGGGAAGTTAATCGATCTTATTGGGCTAAGTCAAAAATATACATTGATAGAATATACACTTATGCCCATAATGAACCGCTGTCGAATCATATATATAAAAGAATGATTCAACAAATTATGCGAATGAATAAGATTGATAAGAGCGAAAAAATACACGCCTATAATTTTAGACATATTAACTCGGACGATTTGAAAGGTTTTTCTTATTGCCCATTTAACGAAGTGCATTTCAAGTCTATGAGTTTAGATGATTTTAATCATTTTCCATATATGGACACCTTCCAATATGGTAATGATTATGACGATTTACTTTCTATTGATCAGGAAGATTCTTCTTCTCATTTATTAGACTCTACGTCGGGCGGATACTCTGAAGTTGATTCATTCTCTTGTGAGTGTTGCGGGGCTGAAATGACAGAAGATGAGCAAATCTACTGCGAAGATGTAACGGAAACACGCTGTGAAGATTGCGTAAGATATTCAGAGGTGGACGGAAGTTATTATGCCGAAGAAAATTGTACTTATATCGGTGGTAATGTTAATAGCTATGTGCATAACCGAGATATTAACAATTAATTTATTAACCTAATTTTAAACATTATGAACTTAACACAGAAACAGAAAGACGTTTTATATCTATTAAGCGTACCCGTTTTGATGTTGTTGATATTCCTTAGTGAATATCTGACAAGATTTTAACAATAGCGACAAAGCAAAAGTGACGTTATTACCTTTGATTTTTGCGCTTATCATTATGATTTTAGAATGGCTGTTTGGCTAAAAAATTCTTTTTAATAAGCAAGAAAACAAATATTTAACGCACTTTTTAACAATTTTGGCGGGATTTTTTTACGAATTCCGTCAATTTTTTTGGTCAGGTTGTGTAGCCACATATACGCAACCACAACAAAATGAAATCCAATTTTATAAGTTAGTAAATAGTATGGTATGTTGAGAAATATATTCCTTTTAGGGGGTTCGTTTATTCAACGTTGCAAGGAAAGTACGCAAGTTAGTTAAAAAGAAACTTAATCTTTCGCAAAAGTTAGGGGAAAAGTAAAAATAGACCCCCATACAATACAAAAAAAATTTTAAAGACCTATTTTATAGATTTAAGGGTACGTGAAGGGTATACTATACCCTACATAATAAAGCTAAAGATAAAGCTAAGGTTAAAGCTATTTGTTTAGTTTTAGTTTTTTGCTTATGTTTGCATTATGAGTGAAGAAAAAAAGAAAGTTGTAGGCAAACCATTTGCTGTTGGCAATACTCTTGGGGGTAGAACTAAAGGTGCTTTGAATAAGACCACTAAGTTCTCAAGAGAGGTTCTTACTTTGGCTCTAGCAGGACAGGAAGAAAATATTAGACAAGCACTAGAAAAATTATCTAAAAAAAATCCTGAAGCATATATCAATGCTGTTGCTAAACTTCTAAACTACGCAATACCAAAACTTCAATCTACTGAAATAAGTTCAAACGGAAATGCTAAGATAGAGATAACTCTTGATGATAGTATGAGTGTTGATGACCTTAAAAGGCGAATGGCTGAAATGGAAGCCGAAGATGCAGATTTTGAAGATATAGATGGACAAGATTAAAAAGGAACAACTGCTAAAGGCGATGGAGAAAGCCATCTGTGAGAAATCATTTTATGAGTTCTTTGTCAAAGCCTTTCCTATAGCAGAACCTTCAGTTCCTTTATCCACAAACTTCCACCACAAATACCTTTGCGATATTCTGCAAGGAGAAGCAGAAAGAATAATTAGAGGCGAAAGAAAGGGTAAAGATATAATTATTAATATTCCCTTCCGTAGCACTAAGTCATTACTTGTGACAGTTATGTTTCCTGCTTGGTGTTGGGCGGTATATCCCAAAATGAGATTTATCACAGCATCATACTCGGCTGAGATTAGTATAGAACACGCAACAAAGTCAAGAGATATAATAAATAGCGAATGGTATCAAGAGCATTGGGGAGAAACATATCAAATCAAAAAAGATCAAAACCTAAAAGCTAGATACGAGAATACACATCTAGGAGTTAGGAGAGCAACATCTGTTGGCGGTTCGGTAACAGGGCAAGGTGGTGATATAATTCTTGTCGATGACCCTACATCACCAAAAAATGCTGCATCGGAAACAGAAAGAGATAATGCTAACGAATGGTATAAGTCAACATTGTATTCACGACTTAATAATCCAACAACGGGAGTTAGGATAATTATTATGCAAAGAGTACACGAAGATGACCTTAGCGGTTACCTTCTATACAACTCACCCGACAAACATCATCATATCTGCATACCCGCAGAGCTTTCTAGCGACCTAAAGCCATATTCACTACACGAACACTATCAAGAAGGTCTATTTTGGAAAGAAAGATTCTCAAGAGAGGTCTTAGAGGACTATAAGTCAGCTTTGGGTAGTTATGGCTACGCAGGACAGCTACAACAGCGACCAACACCTGCCGATAGTGGTATGTTACAGAAAAATTGGTTTAGAATAGATGATGAGAAGGTAGATGATGTAGTAAACTTCGTTATTGACCCTGCATATACCGCAAGTCAGAAAAATGACCCGTCAGCATTGATGGCATACACATATAGCGAGGGTAAATGGCAAATTAGAGAGGTTCAGAACGTAAGATTGGAGTTTCCTGACCTTGTAAAGCATATTGTTAAGTTTGTAAACAAAAATGGCTACACAAAACAATCAAAAATATTTGTAGAGCCTAAAGCTAGTGGTAAATCTATTGTTCAAACCTTAACTAGAGAAACAGGACTTAACATAAAAGAAGATAAGCCACCAACAAAAGATAAGGTGGCAAGAGTACAAGATATTAGTGCAAGTATAGAAACGGGAAGGGTATCACTACTAAAAGGTCATTGGAATGAAGAATTTCTTATGCAATGCCAAACATTTCCTGCTGCAAAGCACGATGATATGGTAGATTGCCTTGTAATGGCACTAAATAGACACTTTAACGGCAAAAAAATAGTATTTTTCGGCTAAATAGCCTATAAAATTGAAATTTGCACAAAAACTGCGACAGATAACATATATAAAGACTTAGTTTTGTAAAAATGAATGAATTTAAGCATATAAATCAAAAACACGAGGACTTAGTAACTAACTACCTTAAATATATACAAAAACAGGTGTATGTTGCTACTGAAGATGCTGATTTTGGAAAATATGATGATTTTCAGGATATTCTCGAGGATATTATGATGTATCATAATGATTTTGTAGGCGTAGGCTTAAATAGGGATAATATTGAGGAGTGGATGTTTGCTATTCCTAATCTAACAATGTTTACCGTTTTAGGATTCTTTGCAGGATTAAGAAACGAAGAAAACGATGATGTGGTGGAAATTTGCGTAAGAAACGTATATAGTGCTACAATGGACATCGTGGGAAGTTTATCTGACCTAATGAAAGACGAAGAAGAAATAAAACAGATGCAACAATGTTAGTAGTAGAAATAGAGGACAAAGAATACAGTATTCCTGATAGTTGGGAGGAAATGACTTTGGATTATTATTGTGGATTACACCATATAATATCAAAGTATCAGAAAACCCAAGAGGAAGAAGAGAGTGAAAACGATTTAACAAAATATTTCTTTCATCAAGAAAGTAAGATGCATAAAGAACTTTTTTGTTATATGACGGGATTGAGCGAAAAAAAGGTTAATAATATATCTATGCAGAGCATAAACTCTGTTTTAAACTGCTTAGAGTCTATTATGAAGGATTACGAACCAAAAGGTGTTGATTCTTTTAAGTTTGAGGGAGATATTTATTATTTTCCAATAGACTTTCTTAGAACAGGTACTTTTGGAGATTATATAGAAAGTCAACAGCTTGAAATGAACACGCAATACCTGAAAAATGGTAGGTTTGATGTTTTGCCTGAACAGATGGCAATATTATGCAAACAAGTTGATGAAGAGGTTGACCTTGACAATATTGATGAAAAGACGAATAATTTTCGCAGGTTAACAATGGACATCGTATGGGAGTTCAGTTTTTTTTTGAACAAACAAACGATGGCATCGTTAGGCGCTATAAAAATCTTTTCAGAGATGGCGGCACAAAAAGTATCGCAGTAGCGAAGGCAAGTAAGATAATGAAGCCGTTTGGTTGGCTGAACACCTTATACGACCTAGCGCTTGATGGAGTATTTACAAGAGATGGTAAAGATGCTATGCAAAGTGTAAAAGATGAAAAATTGTATAAGGTTTTGACATACCTGTCTTGGAAAACTGCAAAAGGAGATTATGAACTTGCTATTAATGAAGAACAGCAAAAACAAATTAAATAATGGGTTTTAATAAACTTAGAGAATTAAGAGATAGGTTTGAACAAAAATGGATAAATGGTGGCTTCATATTTGGTTACGAGAATGAAATCAATGAGAATCACAACAATGACTATCCATTACTCGTTGTCTTACCACCAACATCTGAACTTCCTGCTACGGAAGGAGATGTGCAAGAGGAATACACTTTCGAGTGCCTAGTCGTTAAGCCATACTACCAAAACCAAGCAGGTTCGCTTGATGTAGTATTCAGCTTGTTGGAACAAGAAGCATTGACTTGGATACAAAGAGTGTTAGATAGCTATACAAACAAAGAAGTAATTTTAAGTCCTGACAGTATATCTGTTGAACGAGAAAAAGAGTTGTATAACGACAAGTTGATACAGGTCAGGCTTACTTTTACTTTAAACGCTTTCTCTCACGACTTTACAAGGCTTGATGAAGCATTTGTTAACTCACTAACACCTTTGCTTTGGTTAAAAGCTGATATGGGCGTTAAAACGGAGTTCTTTGGAGGCAATGAAGTCGTAAACAAGTGGATTGACCAAAGTGGTAATGGAAATCACTTTGAGCAAACAACATCGGCTAAGAAGCCTTTGTATAAGTACGAGATGTCATCCAACAACTATCCTTATGTATTCTTTGATGGAACAAATGACTTCTTGGATTGCGTTAACGACTCACTTGATGGAACTGCTGATGGTTTGAATAATGGATTATCTGTATTCTATGTAGCTAAGGGATATGATGGCTATAATGGGTATATGATAAGTAAGAATTTAGATAATGTAGCAAAAGCAAACTTTGCTATTAGAATATCCACAGCAGGAGGTAACCTTAATTGGAGAAACCAAATACAAGATACTGATGATGATTTATTAGATTACATATACACATCAAACGGAGCAAAACAAGTTGCTGCTAATGGATTTACAAAACACAACACCAATCACAGCGTAAAGTCTTTTGAGAATGGCTCTTTGGTTGATGTTGAAACAAATCCTGACTTTGATGCAGAGGCATTTCAAGATTTATATCCACTAAGACTGGGTGCGGCTAGAGATGCAGTTGGACACCTAAAAGTTGACATACAAGAGGTTCTTATATTTGAAAAAGAACTTAGTGTCGAAGAAGTTACAAAATTATCAGATTACTTAAAACATAAATACAACATATAATGGCATTACAATACATTGACCAACCGTCAGATACTTTTCATAGTGTATATAGTCCAATAAAGCTATCAGCTTTTGAGGTAACGCAAAATAGAGATAAATATGTTAGTTGTAAGGTTACGATAACTCCTATAGATAATATAAATGGAGCAACTCTTACAGACCAAACTGTAACAATAAGAGTTCAGCCAAGCATAGATATACCAAATCATAACTCATCAGGAAACACTCCTAACAATAGTAGATTATATTATACAATAGATGTATCGTCTATTTGTCGTGACTTCTTGTCTTATAATCTAAGACCTTGTACTCACGATACAAGTAATTGGGTAAGGAGAGATATAACTTTAGCTGAAATATCAAACGATGTATATAAAGAAATAAATGTTGTATTTCAACTAGAGGAAATTAACACTAGTGGGGAATTAGTTAATAGCGGAAGCTCTATTTCAACAAACTTCTTTGTGACAAATTCAGCATTGCTCCACGAACAAGAGCATTATGGTTATATAAATAGTATATTAAAAGGAGATACATCTGCACATCCCTACTACGCTTTTAATTTGTCAACCCAATACATTCACTCAGGGATAACTGCCAATCTAAATAATAGACAAAAATATCTTACTACAAAGCCTGTAAAACACAGAGTAATAGGAACTGATGAATGTGAATATTTATCTTTCTTACACGAAGATGACCAAACTAATGACGTTAGGGTTTTAGCTAGGTTTTACGATAAAAACGGAAGCGAAATATTAAATGGAACAGGAAGTGCTTATGTTTTAGTTATAAACAAAACTGTAGATGGTAACGGGAATACAGGAAGTAATCTTAATTCTTGGGCAGATAGCGGTAGCACAGCAGAAACACACTCTGTTTGTCAAGTAGGGATAGGAACAAGAAATATAAAAGAAAGTCCTGATAGTAGATTTAACGGAAGTTGTGCTGTTACTGATTTTTCAAATATAAGTTATTACGAAGTTTATACTGAATATGACGGTAGTGATAAGATAGGTGAAACTGTTAGATATTATATCGACCACACTAGACAAAGAGTTAATGGTGTTAGATTCCATTGGCAAAACAGATTAGGTGGTATTGACAGCTACACTTTTGATGGTGCTTTTACAGAGAGTATAAACATATCATCTAAAACCTATGAGCAAAGTATATACCCTGACTTTAGAGGTCAATTAGGTAGCTCGACATCAAATACAAGAATAGCACAAGGAGATAATCCATTGTATGCAGAGGATTACGGAGCTTTAGTACCTAGAGTTGCAGGTCTTACTGATGACAAATATCCATCTGTTAGAAAGTCAAAGGTAAAAGCTGTTAAGGAAGGAGCTGCAATATCAAGACCTTACGGAATTGCAGAACAAGATATGTTTGAGGATTTATTGGCTTCACCAAATGTATGGATAGAGAAAGGTTGGATAGGCAAAGAAGTGTTTAGAGAGGATTGGAGTGGCTATGCTGCTGTAACAAGCATAAGCGATAAATATCATATACAAGATGGTAATATAACAAGTGATGCTGCTTTTGAAACTGCTGATGGTCATTTAACGGGAACAAGAACTCTAAGAAAAGGGAATGAAGGAACTACTAGTAGCAGTGGTTCAGATAACGATACTCTTTGGTTGGTTAGTGATTCAAGAATACCGTACAACCCTAAAAGTATATATGAAGTTGAAGTTAGAATAAAAAGTAATGCTAGTGATTCAGGTTATCAGGTTGTAGGTTTTACAGGATTTGCATCCAACAAAACAACCAAAATATCTACGGGTGGCTCTGACCAATATGGCAACTTCCATAAAATAACACTAGAAGATTATGCTCAACAAACTGATGACCAATGGGAAACTTTTAGAGGTTATGTTACAGGTCACTCTACAACCGTAGCATCAGAATCACATAATATAAACACAGCATCAGCAGCCTATGATGGTGTGAAATACATATCTCCAACAATACTTATAAATCACGATGATGTAGCGGGAGAAACTTACATAGACTACATTGTGGTAAGAGAGTATAGAACAGATATTCCTAATTCTGACGGTTGGTATTCTACACTCAACAGAAACTACTATGTTCCTGTTGTTGTAAAAGATGCTAGTGTTACTACATTTGACAATGAGAACTTACAGAGATGTACTTTAAATTATATAGAAAGCAAAGCTAAAAGAACAATAGAATAATGGCAGAAATAAGAGTTGAGCTAAGAGATTTTACTGACAGCATATTAGGAAACCTTGATATAACATCGAGTGATGACTTTCCTTTGTCACTTAATTATCAAAACTTTGACATTAGGGATTTTAATTCTCGTAACGGTAGTTTTAGTAAGACTTTCAAAGTTCCTGCTACAAGAAGCAACAATAAAATTTTAAATCATATATACAAGGATGGTAATATAGATAGCAAAAATGTATTAAAAGATTTGCCATCTACAATATATGCAGACCACTTACCTATAATGAATGGCAAACTAAGGGTAACTCAAATATACAAAAACAAAGAAGTTTTGGAGTATGAGTGCCTTTTCTTAGCTGACAATATGGATTGGGCAGACAAGATAAAGTCTAAAGAGTTAAAAGACTTAGTTTTTAGTTCAACATCATATTCAAGCTATCCTATAACAGAAGCTGTTTCAACAGGATATATATTTGAAAATCCACACGGATTTGACGGAAACAGTCCTAATCAAAACCCACATAGCTATGCTCAGTACGTAAAAAATAACGACAAAATAGTTTATCCATTGCTTTCTATGGGAGAAGGTGATAGCATAAAGAATCAGGTTGTAGAGTCGGACTTTGTCCCCTGTCTTTATGTTAAGAACATTTGGGATAAGATATTCCAAGCTCAAGGATATAATGTTGAATCAACATTTTGCGATAGCGACTTTTTTAAGTCATTAATTATGCCATTGATATTTGAAAAGAAAGGAGATGTAGTTAATGAGAAGTATGGCAAGATATACAGAAACTCTGATGAAAATCTAACATCTGAAGTTTCAGGCGGAAGTTTTAGTGCTACAGATGGAACTGTTACTCTTAATAGAGCTGTTGGAAATCCTAGTGTAGATATAGGTACTGATGCTGTTTCATATGACCACGATGGAGATGGTTCTAAGAATCAAGGAAGTGACGAGGGGGGAGTGTTTTATGTTTTTGGAGGAGATGCCTTTATAGACGAATCAGATGACAATCCTAATGTTTCTGATGGCGATTCAGGATTAAAAAGTTTGCTTGTAAAAAACGCTGAGGGAGAACAAAATTTAGACTTTGATATATCAACAAGCGTTTTTAATAATAGTTCTTTTGGAGCAACTTCAGACCCTAATATGGACATATATGTAAGTGCTTATGTTGCTAAAATATCAGATACAGACGATGACGATTTGTCCGAACTTATAGATACTGACAATATAGTATATAGTAGTATAGACGTTGAAGGTGCTTCTAGGTATATAACTATACACAAAAATGATAGTCCTGCAACTGTTGATATGGGTAGCTTTAGCTCTTCCTTATCTGTCAACGACCCTGTTGGAACAAAATATGTTTTCTTTATAAGGTTTTACTTGCAAGACTACGCAGGAAAACCAACCCCTCAAATTCTTGGCGGTGGTGATGATAAAGGTGATGTTGGGATAAGATATAACAAGGGAAGCTATATAGAAATATCTGACGGTGATGAAATAGAGATAAACACTCAAATGCCAAGCATATCTTCAATGCTTCCAAATGCCAAGCAGTCTGACTTTGTAAGTGGATTAGCTCAAATGTTTAATCTTCAGTTTGAAACTGACAATATAGCTAAAACAGTAAAGGTAGAGCCTTATGACCATTTTTATGGTTCTTTCTCAAATGCTGTTGATTGGACTGACAAAATTGATTACTCCAAAGAAATAAAAGATGAGTTTTTGTATGAGCTTAAATCAAAGATAGAGCTAAAATATAAAGATGCTAGTGATGATGCTTTCTTAGACAGATATAATAAGAAAAATCCTGTTGATTGGGGAACTTATCAAGAAACGGATGATTCGGGTAAGTTTTTAGAAGGTGAGTATGTTATAGAAAACAAATACTTTTCTCCAACATTTAACTATCACGAAATAAAATACGTTGATGAAACAACATTTACTTTGGCTACGGGTGTTGCTGAAACGGAAGAAAACTACAATCAAGCATCACAAATATTTGCTCCATTAATACCAATTTATCATCAAGAGTTTTCAGACCTTTCTACAAAAGAGGATAGGGGTGAAAAAAACTTTGACATAGGAGCTAGAATATTGTTACTGCCACCTGCTAATGGAGCTGCTATATCTTATAGTAGTGATAAAACAATTATGTTTAGTAGTCAATATGGATTAGCAACAGCTTATAGCTATGCTCCTCTACCGAACAATGATATGGATGCTGAAAGTAATACAAACCCTAGATTCACTAGAGCCAACTTTATAAACATAGATAATATAAGATGGGATGGTAGTAACCTTGTTTTTGCAAAATTAAATAATGGTTATGAAGATGTTGATTTAAACCTTTCTTTCTCTGATGTAAAGTATGATGTTCCAACTGTTGTTGATGCAACAGGCTTAAACAAGATGAGAGGTCTTTACTATAACTATTATAGCAAGATGATAAAGCAATTAAAACAAAATCCAAGAATTAAAAAACTATATATAAATTTAAGTTCTCAGGATGTTAATTCTTTGGATTTCAAAAAACTTGTATTTATTGATGGTAATTATTACAGGATAAACAAAGTTGTTGATTACAAACCACACTTAAAATCATCTACTAAGGTGGAGCTTACAGAGTACTTTAAGTTGGGTAGTGACAATGAAACTTTGGGCGATGAAATGGATTTGATAAATGATATAAATCTATAATGAGAAAAATAAACATAAAACATAGGGATATAAAGCCAAAGCCAAAAAGCATTGGTGATACTCTTTTTTGCACTATTGACGGGGTTTTAAGACCTGTTGTTTACACAAGGAAAGATATTAATGGTCAGCAGTTTTTAGAGGATGTTAGTTTAACTAAAAGGAGAAAGTTATCAAGACAAAGGTCTTTGAAAAACACTAGAAGTTTTAATATTCCCGTAACAGAAAACTCTACAAAAATAAGTCCTTTATTTGTATTTAACTACGATAGTGGAATAAAAGAAGTTACTAGCGGAAACAATCTTAAAACTTGGAACTCATCCATAGGTACTAATCAGCTTACTATGCCTGTAACAGCTACGCAGCCCGACATTGGTCTTAAAGGAAATGGTATAGAAGGAATTTCTCCTATTTATTTTAACTACGACAACTCAGACTATATGATTTTTAGTAGTGGTGTAACGCTTACGGGAGATTTTACAATATTTATGTATGTAGAGCCAATACCATTAGTTGCTAATGTTCATAAGTATCATAGATTCTTAGGTAAGAATGATGATAACGATATGTATTTTTCGATAGGAGAATCAGGAAATACATCTTACACTTTAAGCTTTTCATCATCAAGTAGTGTTGCTGTTGGCATATCAACAGAATATTGGCAACCTAGTAGTAAAAAAATATTGATAACACTACAAAGAAACGGAACTACTCTTTACATAAGAGAGAATGGTGTGCAGGTGGCTAGTGAAACTGTGCCTACAACTGACTTCGCTTTTAATCAGTTTGGAATAATAGGAGGTTTAACATCAGACACTTACAACGGCTCTTTATATCATATATCGGCTTACGATGCATACATATCAAATGATTTAAAATCCATTGAGAACTCAATTATTAAAAAAGCATCATTAGCAAAAGTATAGTATGGCAGAGATTAGTTTAAAGCAGATGAGAAATATTCTTCGAGAAATTGGAGATGATTTAGTAGACGGCATAAGAGGTGAGTTAAGCAGACAAGGACACAACAACACGGGAACTCTTTCTGATAGCATTAGGTATGAGATAGAAGAGTTTGGAGGCAACATGTCTTTGCTTGTTATAGCAGACGATGTTGATTACGCTCAATATGTAAATGAAGGGTTTTTCCCTAACTCACTACCAAATATAGATGCTATAATGGAGTGGATAGACGAAAGAAACATAGCTCCTACAAGCGATAGGATAAAAAACTCTAAAGACCCAAGAAGAGCATTAGCATTTGCAATAGCTAAAGCTATGATGAGCGAAGGCTCTCCTACAAGTGGTGCTTTTAAATGGTCAAGCAACACTAAGAGAAGGGGTTTTGTTAATAGACCTTTCGGTTCAAGAAAAAGAGGTATAGAAAGAAAAATAGTAAACGGTATGTCTGTTGAAATAGATATATCTATGGATTCAATAATTAAAAAAGCATAATGGCGAAAAAGGTAAATACTTTAATTGAGGTTACTATAAAGGGTAACGACAAGCTAATAGCATTAAGAAAAGAAGTAGAGCTTTACTCTAAAAATCTTAAAGACTTAAAGAAAGAAAATAAAGATGTAAAAAACATTAGCGATGAAACCGCTCGTGCTTTTGCGGAACAAGAAACAAGTCTTAAAAAAGCTAGGAGAGAATATGGTAACGCTCAGAAAGAACTAAAAGGATTTAGCGAAACGACAAAGAGATCAACAGGATTTGTTACTAAAATGGCTAAAAGCTTTGGTCTTGCTCAGATTGGAGCTACGTTGTTTATGAGAGCTATGAACGCTGTTAGACAAGCTGTGTTAGATGCTGTAAATACTATTGCTGACTTTGACTTTCAAATGGCTAAAGTAAAAGCGATAACAGGAGCAAACGCTAAGGAGTTCGCTAAGCTAGAGTCATCAGCAATGAGATTGGGTAGAACAACCTTCTTTACGGCTACACAGGTAGCTGAAATGCAAGAGTCTTTATCAAGGTTAGGTTTTACTACAACAGAGGTTGTTGCTGCTCAAGAAGCTATATTAGAGCTATCTACCGCAATGAGTTCTGACTTAGGAAGAACAGCTACCATTGTTGCTGCTGCCATAAGAGGTTTTGGTGCTGATGCAAATCAAACACAAAGGTTTGTTGATGTTATGGGTAGGTCTTTCACAAGTTCTGCTTTAGACCTTGAGAAGTTTCAAACGTCAATGACTAAAGTTTCAGCTATTGCTGCTGATTCAGGATTTACTTTTGAAGAAACAACAGCTATGTTAGGTTTGTTAACAGACAGAGGTATTGAGGCTTCTATTGCGGGTACATCTTTACGTAACATACTTCTTAAAATGCAAGACCCTACATCTGACCTTTCAAAAAGGTTGGGTCAAACCGTTCACTCAGGAGAAGATTTCATAAAATCTCTAAGAACATTAAAATTAGAGGGTACTGAAATGGCTGATGTAATGGGGATTGTTAATATTAGACAGGCTAACGCATTTACATCTTTCATAAATAGTGCCGATGCTCTAGAGCTTTTTAACATAAGACTAAAAGAGGCTAATGGCTCAACAGGTGAAATGGCTGAAATTATGGAAGATACCCTAAAGGGTTCTATAAACAAGGCTAAGTCAGCTTGGGAAGGATTTATTTTGTCGTTAGATAGCGGTAGAGGAACTGTTGCTACAACACTAAGAGGTGTTTATGATGCTGCTACATATTGGCTAAACAGATGGGCAGACCAAATGGCTACAACAAGTCAAACAGCAGAAGGTATTGTTGACAATCAGCTAAAAATAGCTCAGTATCAAATAGGAGAAACGTCAAGGCTTTACGGCGAGGAGGCTGCAGGAACTCTATCAACTCAGTTAAAAATTCAGTCTGAAGATTTAAAAAAGTCTTTAGAAGGTATGCAGAAAGAATATGAAAGGCAGTTGGAAATATCTCAAAACGCTAATTTTGGAATAGCTAGAGAGAATGCTAGAGAAGAAGCTGAAAGACTCAAAAAAAGGATTGAATCTCATCAAACAGCTGTTCAAGAGATTATAAGAATGTCTGAGGAAGAAGCTAAAAAAGAAGAGGTTAATCAAAAGAAAAAAGAGCAGGATAGATTGAATGAGTTAGCAAGACAAAAAGACTTGATAGCAATACAGGAAGATTTGTTAGACCAAGCTAAACTTATGCCTCAAACAACAGAAGCTGAGATTACTGCAAAGAATAAAAAGATTGCTGTAATTGAAACTGAAATATCAAGATTAAAAGCTTTAGGAAAAGAACAAAAGAAAACAACAGGTAAGACTGAATCACCTATTGCTGATGATTTTAGTGGTCAGGCAGAAAAGATAGCTAAACAAAGATTCTCTATTATAGAGCAAGAGATGTTTGACAAGGAGCAAGTTCTTAGACAGCAATATATTGATGGAACTATTTCTACTGAAGAGATGTTAAATCAAAAGATTTTTGAAATGAAAACTAAACACCTTCAAGATTCTTTAGTTGAAGAGCAAGGGTTCTTAGATAGTATGTTTAGTGCTAATGAAATTGTATCAAACGCTCTCATAGACCTAAAGCATAAGGAAAAGTCAGCCACAGAAAAATCTCAGATTGCTAAGGATAAAGCAACTCAAGATGAAATACAAAATATAATACTTCACTCAGCAACAGCTCAAGAAGCTTTTTCTCAAATAATATCAATGAAAATTAATGAGATATTATTAGATGCTATGGGTTCTCTTTGGGGAGATAAGACAATACCTTTTTTAGCCAAAGTAGGATTGGCTATTGGGATGAAATCATTAGTAACACCTTTAATAAACAGCCTTCTTGGAGGCGGTGGGGGTCAAGCCACAGGAGAAACTGTTGGTGGTGGTGAGCAATATGAAAGAGGAGGACTAACAAGAGGCGGTATGTTTGTTGGCAACTCACACGCTAATGGCGGTGTTAAATTTAGAGTTGGTGGAAGGATAATGGAAGCCGAAGGTGGTGAAGCAATTATCAACAAAAAATCAACAAGTATGTTTAGACCTGTGCTATCAGCTATCAATAACTACAATGGTAATGGTGTAAAGTTTGCTGATGGCGGTTTGCTCAATAGTGGAGAGAAGTTTGCGATGGGCGGTGAACTAAGGTCTGCACAACAATTAGTAAGCGGAGGAATGGGAAGTTCTAAGGTTGTAATCGTTGAAAGTGATATGACAGAGGTGCAGAATAGAATATCTGCTATTGAAAGTCAGGCTACTTTTTAGTATATTTGCGTATGATAAGACAGAATAGTGCCGATATTGTCAATGAGTTCATAGAGCTTATATACAATGAAGTCAAGGCACGATACTCTGAAGAAGCGGGAATAAAGAATGTCCTAAACCATCTATCAGAGAAAGGTCTTATCGAGCCAAGAAAGCTAAGAGATTATATGATAATAAGAGATTTTGACAAGGTGTTGGAATCTAATGATGGTAACTACACGTTTACATATATGGACATATCCATTAAGTACGATGTATCAGAAAGAACCATTCAGAATATTATGTATAAACACAAGCGTAAATTCAAAAAAGACTACAATATTAGGTGATTACCCCATTTCTGCGAAAGATATGATACATTAATTATTAAATTTGCAAAATGAACAAATGGTATTCAATAGAAAACAAAGCAGATAATAGCGTAGAAATATCTATCTATGATGAGATAGGTGACTACGGAACATCTGCTAAGAACTTTATAGAGGAAGTAAAAGCTGTTGGAACTGCTGACATCACACTTAGAATCAACTCAGTTGGTGGTAGTGTGTTTGATGGTTTAGCTATTTACAATACTTTACGTTCTCACAATGGGTATGTAAACATAAAGATTGAAGGTTTGGCTGCTTCTATATCTACTGTCATAGCAATGGCAGGGGATAACATAGAGATGTCAGAAAACGGATTCTTTATGATTCATAACCCATTTGGACAATCGGCAGGAGAAGCAGGAGATATGCGTAAGACTGCTGATTTACTTGACAAGATAAAAGAGGAGATTATGGAAATCTATTCTAAGAAAACAAACCTTTCGTTTGAAACTCTTTCGGATATGATGGATAAAGAAACTTGGTTGTCTAGTCAGGAAGCAATGGATTATGGCTTTATAGATACTATTACAGAGCCTATGAAAGTTGCTGCATCTTTTGACCTTTCTAAATTTACTAACGTAAACGAGAAAGAGGTTAATGAAAAATTAAGTTTAACTAATAATAAGAAAAAAATGACCGAAGAATTAAAAACTTGGTTCAACGGTGTTAAAGAAGAAATCTTAAACGCTGTTAAAGGAGAGGAAGTTTCTACTCCTTCTGAGGAAGTTTCTATTTCTATTTCTGACAATGAGGTTATCGTTAACAAGTTCAATGAGCTTGAAGAAAACGCTAACTCTTTACGTGAAGAAAAAGAAGAATTAGCAGGTCTTGTTGGTGAAAAAGAAAGCACTATTGCTGACTTAACTAACAAGGTTGCTGATATGGAAGCTAAACTAGCTAAATTAGAAGCTACTGAAACTAATGTAGAAGTAGAAAGCGACCCTGCAATCAACGAAAGTGATGTTGTAGTTAACGCTTGGGATGCTTTTGCTAAATCAATTTTAAAATAATTAATAAATAATATAATATGGCTTTAGAATTAACAAGTTTACCTGATGTAAATCAGTATGATGTAAACAGAGCAATCATCCAACCTATCTTTATGGGTCAGGATTATATGCAATATATGGAAGTATTACCTAACATTAAAGGTACTACTGTGATTGACAAGTTCAATCAATTAGGAAAGATTACAAAGGCTTTCACAAATGGTGCTTTCTCTGCTGAAAGTGATGTAGACAAAGGTGCTACAATTACAATCACTCCTTCTCGTGTAGAAGCTGAGATTGAGTTTAGAGCAAACGAGCTTTTCAATAAAATGAAAGGTCAATTAATGCGTGGCGGACACGAGTTTGATAATGTAGAGGGTTCTGTTGTTAAGAACATTCTTCTTGACTTAATTGGACAAGGCGTAAAAGCTGACTTCAACCGTCAACTATGGTTGTCAGATGTTGCTGAAGCTGATGCTGACTACGGTATCTACGATGGTATTTTCCAAGTAGCTAAAGAAGCGGGTGCAACTGCATTAACAAGAGAATATAGTGGTTTAACTACACAAAATGATGATACTGCTTTAGTAGCGGGTAATGGTCTTAAAATTATGCAAGGTCTTTATGATTCTGCTGCTCCTGAATTATTAGAAGCAGGAAATCACGTTTTCTTCGTATCAGGTGATATCGCTGACGACTATATGGCTTCAACTTTAGAATCTTCTAGCTTTGCTGCTGCGGGTTACGGTGCTATGGTTAATGGTGTTCCTAACTTAACTTACAGAGGTATTCCTATCATTGTACGTAGAGATTGGGATGTAGCAATCGCTGCTGATGTTGCAGAAATCAATGGTTGTACTGCTGCTGCTGAAACTCACAGAGCTTTACTAACTACAAAAGATGCTTTTGTTGTAGGTACTGACTTCGATGAGAACTCTGTTGAGCAATGGTATTCTATGGACAACAAAGCGTATCGTTTTAGAGTTGCTTATATGGTTGGCGTAGCATTGAAAGATGCTAAATTAGCTGTATATTACACTCCTAATGCTATATCGTAATTAATTTAATTAATGGGGGATGAAATACTCCCCCTTAATTTTTAACTTTTAAATAATAATAAAATGGCAATAGAAAATATCTCAGTAGTACATACTGATATGGAGAACAGAGGGGGTCTTAAAGCTCTAGGTGTTTATATGTTTTCTGACATTACCTCTGTTACTTTTGATACGGATGGGAATCATCAGATTACTGCTATAACTGAAGCAAACGGTAAGTTGTTTGAGTTAAAGCAAGGCACAGGTTCTTTGACCTCAACAGGGAGTAAGGACGGTGGAACTATTATGTTTGAGCATACTGTTACAGCATATGTTCCAAACCTTTCTGATGCACATTTAAGTGCAATAGACAATCTTTCAAACAGAAATTTAGTTGTTATGTGTCAAGACTATAATGACAACACATACGCTGTTGGTTTATCGCAAAAATTTCACGTTGGTGCAGCTACTGATGCTCACAACCAAATGTTTGCAAGATTATCAAGTGTTGAAATGAACACAGGTGCTGCTTTAGGAGATGAAACAGGTGCTACACTTACATTTACTTGTAGCTCAGGTGAGCTTCCTTACTTAATTGAGGATGCTGTAACGATTGATGCCGCTAACGGTACATTCTCAATAGCTTAATACTAATACTTAATACTTAGTTGGGGGAAAATCCCCAACTTTGTATTTTTTTTTATATATTGCACTATGGAATATAAATCAAAAAAGAAATCAGGGGTTACTTATTTTAAAGAAATCTCTATTGATTGGTCGATAGCTACTCAAAAAGATTTGAAAACAGTTTTTGACTTAGGATATACTAAATTTGTAACAAAAGAAGATGCAAAACCGAAGAAAACCAAATCAAAAGCAAAAGAAGAATCAAGTAAAGACGACTCCGACAAAGAGTAGTTTTAACACCAAGTATGCTTTTGTAAACCTATCTACTCCTACGGTAGATACTGAGGTTAAGGATTTAGACAGACTAAGAGAGGACTTTATTCCTTTTGGTAAGGATAACCTATTTCCTCAATACTTAGCTGAACTAAAAAGACAATCTTCTACTCACAGGTCTGTATTAGCACAGAAAACTACATTCACTACGGGTGGTGGTTTTATTACTGACAATGAAGCTCTAAGTGGTTTTATTGAAGATGTAAATGCTAATGGAGAAAGTTTAAAGGACTGTTTTAAGAAACTTGCTGATGATTACTATACCTATGGTAATGCTTTCTTAGAGGGTGTTATATATGATGGTGGTGTAAACTTTTATCATAAAGATGCTTCAACAGCTAGGGTTTCTAAAAACAAGAAGTACGTTTACTTTAACTCTGATTGGTCTAATTACAGAAAGAACAAAGAGAAAACTCAAAGAATACCTGTTTACCCACAGATTTCTAATAGTAGTTTTATTATACACTACAAGGACTACGAAAGTACATTTAACTTTTATGGTTTACCTGATTATGTAGCTGCCTTAGAACACATAGCAATAGACTATGAGATTGGTAAATTTAACCACACATCATTTAAGAATGGTTTTAGTCCTTCAGCTATCGTTACTGTTAACGGTGACTTTGGTGAATCTGAAGCAGAAAAGTTTGTTGAAACTGCTAAAGAAACGCTAACAGGTAGTGGTAACAACTCAAAGATATTATTCCTTGTAAAGAACGGAGAAGATAGTAGAGGAACAGATGTTCAGATTATCTCCAACAAGGAAGATGGTGACTTCTTAGATTTACAGAAGCTAACCGACCAAAACATAATTACTGCTCACAGATGGCAACCTGCCTTGAGTGGTATAGTATCATCGGGTAAGATGAACAATACGGGTAGTGAGATTAGAATAGCTTATGACTTAGCTATGAGTACAGTTATTAGAGATACTACTAATATCTTGCTAGAGCCTATTAAAAGAGTTATAAATGCAGAGATGGGTATTGATACAAGTGACCTTACGGTAGCTTACGAACCACCTATCTCATTCCTTGCAGATATTGACCCTAAACAAGTATTGACTATCAATGAGCAAAGAGCAATGCTTAATAAAGACTTGCCTGAGATTCCTGATGGTGAATTACTTATATCAGACAGACAAACAATAACCGTACAAAGACAACAAGAGAATGGCTAATGTAAGACAATATAACAAGTTTGTAACAGCATCAGAGGTAATATCTACTGCGTTTACTAATCAGGCAACAGATACAGCTTTGATTAGCGATGCTATTCTTGAAATTGCTGAACTTGCACACATTAAGCCTGAGCTTGGTTTGGATATGTATGAGGAGTTAAAAACTCAGAATCATAACGGAACATTGACTACTGCTAACAGCGACTTGTTAACTCACTATCTAAAACCTGCATTATGTTGGTTTGCTAGATTTGAGGTTATGAATGAGATTCAATACAATACAACCTCAGCAGGATTAGTTGTTAACGTTTCCGATTTTAGCACTCCTGCAAATGTAGAGCAGTTCAATCAAATGAAAAGTGATACGTTTAGAAAGGCACAGGTTTTACTTGATGATATGATTGCTTACATTACACACCAAGACCAAGTAAACGATTATCCATTATACGGAAAAGATGGAGATAGCTCTATGCCTGATACGGATATAGCTAGTAAGATGAATGGAATAATATTCTACTAATGGAGAACGCAGTAACAGAAACGGTAAAGAAAGGTCTTGAGAAAAAGGTCAAAGACCACAATGAGGAGATTAAGGACTTAAACCTTGATTGGAATGCAAAGGTTACTTTGAAGAAGTTAGAGAAGGTCTTTGAAAGAGGTTTGGGTGCTTATGAAACAAATCCTGAGTCTGTTAGACCAAATATGACACCTCAACAATGGGCATATGCTCGTGTAAATTCTTTTCTTTATGCTATGAAGAAAGGTAAGTATAGAAGTGGCAAACACGATACTGATTTACTGCCTAAAGACCATCCAACTAAAAAGTCTATGGAGGATTTAGAGAACGCTAGAAAAAATCCTAATTGTCCTGATGGTTGGGAACACCAAATGCCTGATGGCTCTTGGATGTGCGGTAAAGAACACGGAGGTGGTGGATATAACTCCTACGATGAGTTTGACGAGAATCAACTTGACCTTATGGATTTAATCAACGAGATGATGAGTGATTTGATTTCTGAAGTTAAGTCCGTTAAAAATGCTTTCTCTCAAGAAGAGATTGATGAAACATATACAGAGTACAAGAAGTCTGTGAATATGAGTTACTCAGAACTAAAAAGATGGTCTGAGAATAAATGTAGTAAAAAAGCTAGTTTAGGTAGAGATGCTATAAACAGAAATTTAAAACTACTTTCTAAGAAAAAAGCTGATTGGACATCTAACGATGCTACTGAAGCTAGAAAAGCTATTGCTTATATTGCAAGAGCAATAAAACAACCACAAGGCAAAGATGTGAGTAAAGAATGCCCTTACTCCAAAAACTATATTGCTTTAAAAAATTGGGCATACGATAGAAATAAATAAAATAAGATAAAATGGCAACAGGATTTTTAGATGATAATGAGTCGTTAATGAGAATGGTAGGACACACCGTTGGTGATGTTGAGGTATTTACTACTGCTGCTCAAACAAGCAAAAGTTTTTACTGCATACATTTCCCTGTGGAAAGTGTAGTATCAAGCATTGCTGTTGATGGTTGTACGGGTGAAACTGCTCTACAAACAACTTTACCTGCGGGAACTACATTGTTCTTAGGTAAGGTAACAGCGATTACATTAACAAGCGGTATTTGCATAGGATATACAAGATAATATGGCTAGTAACGAACATAGTAGTTTAGATAACTCACAGCTTCACGTTCCAAAGGACTTTAGCACAGCATCGGCTAATACTGTTCTTACAAAGAATGGTAGCAATGCTTTGGCTTGGGCAGATGATAACCTTAGAAGAACTCACTTCGTTAGGGTTGGTGGTGTTTTAAGTGGAGTAACATCAACAAGTGAATTTGCACCAACTTATGCGGGTAATGTAACTCACCTTTGGAATACTGTTGTTACAGACCCTACTTCTGACGCACAAGACGCTGTTTCACAAGCACAACTATACTGCCTTAGAGATGGATATATCAATGCCTTTGGTGGTGTTGTAGCTGTTACAAGTGGTAGAACTGTAAACTTTAAAATTTACAAAGGAACTCCTGTTGATGAAAGCTCTGCTGCTATTGACTTAACTCAATTAGGTAGCACAGCTAGTGAAGTTGGTGGAGGAACTAGCACAACAGATGTCTTTTCGGCAAGTGGCTTGGGTAGCACTCAAACATTCTCGGCAGGAGATATTATTATCGTTACTGTATCAGCAGGAGATACAAACTCAACAACAGCAAGGTTTAACGCTACTATGGAAGTAGTATATACAGAATAATATGTTAGGATTAGGAATAGCTTTAAGTGTAGCAACTGCAAAATCTGGTGTACCCATAAATACAATCTTCATATTATTCAACTTTTAGTA